CATTTGCTTAAAGATAAGCGAATGGAAGGCCTCATTGAACTCGTAAATAGGTTTGTTGATGCTTGTGATCTTATCATAGGCGAATCCAAAGCAACACGAAAACAACACAAGAAGAAACCAGTGAGTGTTGATAAACAAATTGCCAACCTTAAATTTAAACAAACAGATGTTGAATTGGGAATTACTAGCGTTAATCCTGTTAATATTGTTGGTGCTACTATGGCAGTTGTATATCAGTGTAAGTATCGCAAGCTCGGCATTTTTGTAGCCGACGATGATCGAGGATTTAAGGTTAAAGGTACAACACTTCTTAATTATAATGAGAAAGAGTCTACTAAAAAGACCCTCCGGAAGCCTAAGGAGCAATTGAATTTTGTTAAAAAGGCTACCAAACATAAGCTCGGTAAATGGTTTGAATCGGACGTTAAAACAACCGAAACAAAACTTACTGGACGCTTTTCCGACGATACTGTTATCCTGCACGTCTTTAAGTAACATACTGGTCTCCGAATAAATACTATACGGAGACCAGAGTTATGGCAAAGACCAAACAAGAACTTTCAAAAGAAATAGAATTATCCCTCGGTGGAGGGATGATAGATGTAGAGCTAGATCCTGAGCATTATGATTTGGCTGTTACTAAGGCCTTAGACAAATATAGACAACGAAGTTCTCGTTCTACAGAAGAATCATTTATATCAATTAAACTTACATTAGAAGTGCAAGAGTATGTTTTGCCTACAGAAGTAATCGAAGTTAAAGACATTTATAGACGACAAACAGGATCATTTGGTTCGGGCTCAGGTGCAGATATTGAACCGTTTGAAGCGGCATACCTTAATACATATATGTTGCATTCAGGAAGAGCAGGAGGACTAGCAACGTTTGAAGCGTATCATGAAATGCGCGAACATTTGGGGCGAATGTTTGGATCTGAATATTTATATACATGGAAACCTTGGAACCATACTTTGTTTATTCATAGAAAAGTTAAGTCAGATGACGATGTATTTGTTCATTGCTATAATTATAAACCCGATGTAACTCTTATTGCAGATGTATATTCGAGTTCATGGATAAGGGATTGGTCGATTAGCGAAGCTAAAATGATGTTAGCCGAAGCAAGAGGTAAATTCGCTACTATTGCGGGCCCGCAAGGTGGCACAACACTCAATGCAGATACATTACGAGCTGATGCTACTGCTAAATTTGAAATGCTAGAGAATGACCTCAATACTTATGTTGATGGCGGCGATCCTCTAGGTTTTGTCATAGGTTAAGCTATTTTTATTGTTTAATGCAGAAATTGCCCCTCTTATAACTACTGGTTTTACGAATATTACGATAAATAATTTAAACAATGAATATAGTCATTACTAGTGAGGAATTAATATGGCAACTTTAGTATCACCGGGTGTTGCAGTTTCTGTTATAGACGAGAGTTTTTACGGGTCAGCTGGTGCAGGCACTGTTCCTTTAATTGTGTGTGCAACGGGGCAAGATAAAGCTCATGTAGGCGGATCAGGATATGCATCGGGAACCGTTGTTTCTACAATAGGAAAATCGCAACTTATTACAAGTCAAAGAGAACTTATACAAGTATATGGGACACCATATTTTAGAACTGTTTCTGGTACAGCATCAAATGGCGACGAAGTAAACGAATACGGGTTACTTGCGGCATATAGTTATTTAGGTGCGGCAAATAGAGCGTATGTACTTAGAGCAGATGTTAATACAACAGAATTATTACCAAATTCTACAGAACCAAAAGGTGCTCCAGCAAGTGGTGCATTTTGGTGGGATACTGCTAATTCTGTTTTTGGATTATTTAAATATAATGATGCTTTAAGCACTTGGGTTAAACAGACAGTATCACTAATTCCACAAGACCAAATGTCAGCTACTTCCCCTGTGGCGAACAACAATGGCGCAGCGGTCGGCGACCATAGAATTGCAGTTGTAAGTGATGGAGGCAAAGCATTAGGAACAAGTACTGCTGCGGCACAAATTTACGAATGGGACAATGCAACATGGCAAGTAGTTTCACAAGCCAATGTTGGTTCATTGCTTGCATCTACAGTAACAGTAGGACCAGCAAGTACCCAACCTAGTTCTCCTGTGGATAACGATTTATGGTTTAAAACATCGTCTGAAGGACAAGGTACTAATTTAGTTGTAAAAGAATATAATTCCTCAACAACTTCCTTTAATGCTAAATCTATTAATTTTTATGTTGATGATTTAGAAGCAGCACAACCAGGTAATTTTGATAGTGGTAGAGTAGCAGATATTATTTCTACCGACCTTAATGGTACGGCATTACATTCTGGTCCAGCATCAGGTGCAGCAAATAGTACATCATTTATAATTTTAGATGGTGGTTCAGGATATACTTCGGCACCAACAATAACATTAAGCGGTGATGGTATTGCACTTTGTCACATTTCGGGTGGAGTGGTTGTGGATGTAACTGTAGTTGATGTAGGCACTAATTATACTACGCCTCCAACTATTACACTTACTGGTGGAGTTATTCCATCAGTCGGATCGATGTATGCTACACATGATTTAATAGGTAATGCAGCAGCAACAACATTTAAACGATTTGATGGTGCAACTGCTACTTCGACAGTATTAGCACCAGTACCGCTATTAAGTACATATGCCGCAGCAACAGAACTTGAAGCAAGTGCTACACCAATTGTTGGAGCTACAACAGATGGAACATTATGGTATGATAGTTCAACATCTATTGATTTATATACGAAAACAACACAGGTTTCAGGTTCTGAATGGACACCTAAAATTGTTGGAACAATCGGTACAACTGCTCCGTCGACTCCTAGTGCAGGAGATGTATGGGTTGACACAAATGATCTAGAAAATTATCCACATATTAAAGTATTTAATGATCCTAAATCTAAATGGGAATCGCGTGATAATACAGATCAATCAACTGCTAATGGTGTTGTGTTTGCAGATTTAACTGAAAACCCGGCAGATAATACGTTTAATTCTGGGGCAACCAGAATTGCAAATGCTCCTAATCCAGCTCTTTATCCTGATGGTATTTTTTGTGTTAATATGACACGAACAACATATCAAGTTAGAAAATATACTACTGCATTAACAACTTCATGGAAGTGGCGGACAGCGGCAGGTAATAAAGTCAATGGTGCAGGATACTTTGGCCGAAAATCACAAAGAGCAGTTGTTGTAAAAGCAATGCAATCTGTATTATTAAGTAATACAGAAATTAGAGGTGATAGCACAAACATTACATTAATTGCGGCACCTGGTTATCCAGAATGTGCAGATGAAATGTTAACATTAAATGTAGATAGAAAAGAAACTGCATTTGTTGTTATTGACACACCACTAAGACTTACACCGTCTGGAGTTACAGCATGGCAATCAGGAACAAATGCATCTGAAAATGGTGAAGATGGCTTAATAACTTCGGGTTCACAATGTGCAACATATTATCCAAGTGGATTGTCTACAAACACTGATGGAACATCAGTTGTTGTTCCAGCATCCCATATGGTATTAAGAACATTGAATTACAATGATCAAGTTGCTTATCCTTGGTTTGCTCCAGCAGGATTAACAAGAGGACTTGTGTCTAATGCAACCAATGTAGGTTACATAGACAGTGAAGGTGAATTTGTTGCTACTGCACTTAACCAAGGACAGCGAGATACATTATATGTATCAAAAGTTAATCCTATTACAAACTTTCCAGGTCAAGGATTGTTTATATATGGGCAAAAAACATTGTATGCATCATCTAGTGCATTAGATAGAATTAATGTTGCAAGATTGGTTGCATATTTAAGAGATCGGTTAGATCCTCTTGCAAGACCTTATGCATTTGAACCAAATGATGAATCAACTAGAACAGCGGCAGCAGAATCTGTTTCAAGGTTCTTAGGCGATATTATGTCTAAAAGAGGCATTTATGATTTTGCTGTAGTATGTGATACTACTAACAATACAGCAGCAAGAATAGATAAAAACGAGCTATATATAGATATAGCAATAGAACCAGCAAAAGCCGCAGAATTTATTTATATTCCTATAAGAATTGTAAATACCGGAACATTGGGCTAAAACTTTTGAAACAAAGGTAGTAACTTAGGTTACTACCTTTTTCCTTGGTCAAAATTTCTGATAAATCTTATAAATACATATAATAGAACGTGGCAAGGAGAACATGTAAATGGCGAATTTAACTAAATTTGGAGTTCCTGTCGGTGGTACAACGACTCCGGTATTAATGCCTAAATTACAATATAGATTTAGAGTAACATTTAATAATATTGGTGGTCCGGGTGATTCAAAACCACTTACTCATCAAATAGTTAGTGTAACCAGACCTACATTAACACATGAAGAAATAACATTAGATGTTTACAATTCTAAAATATTTTTAGCAGGCAAACACTCTTGGGAAGCAATTACTGTAGTAATTAGAGATGATGTTGATAATAAGGTTATTTCATTAATTGATGCTCAAATGCAAAATCAAATAGACCACCATGAACAATCGGCACCACTTGCCGGAGCCCAATACAAGTTCACAACAATAATTGATACGTTAGATGGACGAAACGATGCATCAACAGGGCCAAATATATTAGATACTTGGACATTAGGAGGATGTTGGGTTTCTTCAGCAGCATTCAATGAATCCAATTATACTACTAGTGACGCAATGACTGTCAGCTTAACTATTAGATTTGATAATGCTAGACATGCAAATGATGTAGGAGCTAATCTACTTAAAGGTCAATCAATTGATACATCATTATTAGGTGCAACGTCTAATACCACTTAATGATAAGGAGTAGAAATGGCGTATTTTGGTAGTTTACTTCGTAATTATGCTGATCATTCCTTTGGTACAACCACAAGTTATGGCCAAGTTTTAACTAGTATCCCTAGATCTAAACATGCTTTTAAAGTTGAATTTTTTACTACAAGAACTACAGGTAAAAAAGAATGGCGGAAAATGTTGGATGGTTTATCAACAATAGTTCAAAGTTGTGACCTACCTAATTTTCAATTTAATACACAAACATTAAATCAATATAATAGAAAACGAATTATCCAAACCAAAGTAGAATGGCAACCTATTAGTATAAAATTCTTTGATACAAGAGATAATAAATTTCAAGATATAATGCAAAAATATTTTGCATGGTATTATAAAGATGGTAGGGGCGACCTTGATAGATTTGGAGTAGGGGCCTATACGCCAGACACGGTTAGCGAGACACCATTAACTGACTATTTTGGTTTTCAACCACCTTTTACTGAAAGTAGCACAATTAAAAATAAAAAGAACCTCGAAAGTGATGTACCATATAGTGCACCACCCGACCCGAAACCTGAAGATAAGTATGAGGGCACCAGTAACGAACGCGGCCGAGGCCGAGGTCGTTCACCTGAACCTGACGAACCTACTATAAATTTTGAAAAGTATTTTTTTAGTAAAATAGTTATAACCCGACAATATGGGGGAAAAAACGAACCGATTGAAT